TCTACTTCATTTGGATCTGAAGAGCACGAATCGATAGTAAATAGATAATAACCAGGAGCCTTTGACTTGTCTTTCATTATTACTTCGCAACGTGCATTTCTCAATCTTTGCTTTTTTATAACAGATATATTGTATGAAAAACAGTCCCATAACTGTAACCAATCTAGTGGGTACATATTATTTCTATCTATATCTGTTTTCCAAACAAAAGCATGGATAGGAAGCTTATCGTATAAAGCCCCGTAATCGTGTAAGAACGACTCAAAATATAAAGCCTGATTGGGTATTGATTTTGTTGTTATCCAGTGAGCTGATTCGTACTCATTTTCACCTAACAACTTATTTTTACTGTCTTTAGTAAAATCGTATAAAAACTCTTTACGTATAAAAACTTCTATTGGTGGTATACTAGCTACTAAATAAGCCATTATTTATTGAGTATTTAAATCAATTTATATTCTACCACTTTCTACAAGACCAATATCTAGCTTTCCATCTAGGTCCTGGATTAGTATCGCAATGATGTCTTGCTCTGAAACTTTTTCTCCTTTTAGGATTAGACTTCTTTATCTTCATGTTAGGATCGCCAAAGTTAACCTTAACAACGTTTCCTTTGTTATTCTTAACATATACTTTGAACTTCTTAACGTCGCCTCTCATAGGTTTACCTAGAGGCACTTTGCGTCCTTGATATTCTGCCTCTTCAAGTGGTTTGTCCCAGCATTCTTTTATATACTCTGCTAAACATTGTGGGCAATATTCTCCTTCGTTTAACTCTTCAAGGCCTGCCTTCTTTAATTTATCGTAGTATTTAGGATCTTCTTTGATATGATCCATAGCTATTTTTAAAGCCATTTTAGGATCATCAGTATGCTCCATTTCAACTTCGATGCCTTTCTTTATTTGGGATAATAAGGCCTTGTCCATTAATGTAAGAATTTAAGCTTATACTTAGTAGACTCTACAAGATTAACTACGTTGTCAATCTCATTCTGGATATACGAATCTTGTGGAACTTTTGTCCTAATTGTCTCTACAAATTTAGAAAGACCTTCAAAATATAAAGTAGGATTATCATCTTCTTTTATAGTACCTTCCATTTTATATCCTCTCAAGATACCATAACGGCCTTGATAGGACTCAACTAAACCATCGATCAAATCAACGATCTCATCGTAGTAGTCATTCAATGCTTTATGTGCAGCAAATGAAGTAGTCTGTAAATGGTAGATGTGAGCCTGATTACGACTTTGCATCAATGTACCAATAAATAAAGCGTATGGTTCCATTATTTTTATAATTTAGATACTCCTTCTAGATCTTTTTTAGCATCATCAATAGAATTATATCTTATATCAGCTTGTCCTCTATTCATTTTTTTGCCATTAGCAAAAGTATAATCTTCACTAACAAAATATAATATTCTTACTGGAGATCCTTCATAGTCCTTAAATAACGATATTTCATGCGTGTTTAGATCATCTGCTTTTTTCTTATACGTAGCTTTTCCAGAAAATCCAGCATCATCTCCAGCAAATTGATATCCATTTTTTATTAGAATATCTTCTAGAGGTTTTAATTCAGAGTGTTTTGTATTTTCTTTTAACATTGATTCTTTTAACTCTTTTTTATCTTCTACTTTCTCAACGTTTTTCTTGCTCTTCTCAATTCTTTCCATCTTACTCATAAGATCATCAATCTGAGTGGCAATCTTAGCAATATGTTCTTTGTGCTTAGAAGCATTCTTAGGATCTTTTGTAGCCATATCAACATGAGCTTTTCTTTGCTTCTCTAGATGGTTAATAGTTTTTTTCAACTTATCACCTACTTTTCCTTTCTTTTCTTCAAGTTGGAAAGCTTCATCCATGCAAGACTTGTAAGCTTCAGCAGCAATTCTTTGTGCCTCTTCATGGTCATGATGTACACTATGAACATCGGCCATTCCTATGCCCTTCTCTTGAATACCCATCAAAGGATTAAATTCAACAACCAAATCTGATTCTTTCATATCTGGACGAGCTTCTCGTACCACATACATAGAAGCTACACCCATATTTTCTTTCTTAACTTTCTTAGGAAGTCCTTTATGCTTGGTTGCAGCAAAGTCTTTTACATCACTTTTTTTCATTGACTGAGCCATTTGTTTTGCTTGGCCTGATGCTTGGGAAGGCTTCATATCACCTTTTTGGAGGGCGTGAACTATGCCCATTAACTTTTGCTGTTGTTTAGATGCTGCTTTTTCTGATACGTTATGCATTGTAAGATTCTTTTAGAATTTACTAATAAATATCGGTTTTCTTTAGTTTTTCCAAGTTAGCTTTGATCTCATCATACATCTTCTTCTTATCTCCACCATTCCAGGATTCTATGTCTCCAGCTTCAGAAACAAATGTATCCTTATCTTCCATCCAAGAATCAACTGCTTGTTCAAACTCTTCTAGACTTGCATTCTTATTTGAGTTCATAACATTCTTGGCATATTCATCCCACTTTCCTTCTAGTTTGATCTTGGCCTCCATGTCTATAACACAATCAAGACACATCTTGTGTATATTATACATCTTCTTATTTAGATCATTTATCTTCAATGGCTTCTTACAGCATGGGCAAGATAAAGGCATGATGGCAAGACTTTTAATCCTGTCCATCTTAGTTATGTTCTGCTTGATATTGTTTTTAATTGTCCAAGTACGACCATCTTCTTCCCAGATATCACCTTCTTTATGATCTACTTTGTGTTTTTCCCAACCTCCTAATACTTGAGTTCTATCACCAGTTTTACCAGTGATAATGTTTCTCATCCTTTGAACGTCTCTTTGCTTAAACTCTTTTTTTAACGTAGACTCTTTTGGTACCATAACATTATTTTATTATTTTATTTCAATCTTTTTTAATACTTCTGGATTGATATATCTAGGGAGGATCTGCTTATATATTCTACTTCTTTTTTCAGATGTTCCTTTAATTATAATCTTATTTATATCTTTTTTGTAATCGTAATAAAACTTATTGATTATACTAGATACTGTCTCAAGAATATTTTTAGCATCTCCCTCACCAGTCATTTGAAATGTATCTATTTTATGAAAGTCTCCTGTATCTAAACCAAATGACACTTCAAAATCTCCAGCCTTTTCCATTGAAGATATTTCAACTCTATACTTATTTTCTTTTGTTTTAAAAGTATACTCAACAGTTATCAGACTATTATCTTCCTCATCACGAACAACATCATGTTTTGAGGAAGGGTAACTAATCTCATTTATTCTAAATTTGCTTAATATGTCTTTAGTCTTATTTATATCTTTGTGCATTATTGCAATACCGCCTAATGCTTTCCAAGGGGCTAGGTTTGGCCAGTAGTCGTCTATCAACATAGAGTTTTTAGGATCTGAAGTCATCATAGAATGCTTATCTCCAGTCTGAGCAAACAATATCTTTTTAGGTTGAGGATTTAAGTTATTCTTTATCCACTCTGCCTTCCCTTCTTTTGCATATTGGAATTTACTAGGACTAGTTAGAATATAAGGATTATATTTACCTATGATAGACCATAGTTCTTTACCTCCTGGCATCCAGTCCATCTTAGCCCAGAAGTCAATACCGGCTTTATTTACAGCCTCTTCAAATGCTTTGGAACCTTTCTCTCCATAGTATTCTCTTGGTAAAACACCATAGAAGTGTTCAAACCTTGCATCAAAATCACACAAGACTCCATCCATATCACAATAGATTTGAAGTCCTCTAGAGTTCTCTACTTCGTATATCTGTTTAAGACTTGGTAATAACGATTCATATATAAGGTCGTTGATGTTTCCAAAGTCTCTCATTAACATACCTGCCATAGCATTAGCCTGATTCTCTATAGGAGATCCAGCTTTACCTGCTCCTACATATAGCTTACCTAACTCGTTTTGCTTGTGGTGAACTAATTCATGGCCTAAAGTCCTAAGAGTATCAGCTAAATTACGGTTACCAGTATATACTTCAAGTGCATTTCTTTCTGGATCATATTGGCCAAAACTATGTCTTTCAACTGCCCAATCACGATCATTTGTATATTGAATCTCAGGTAGTTGATCTATGTCTAGCTTTGTTTTACAAAACTGTATGAACTCTTCTATTATATTTTGCCTTTGTTCAGGTGTCATTTCATTATTTTCAACAATCTTCCAAATATATCTTTAGCTGCTCCTTTGTTATAGGCTGAGTCAGGTACAAACTTTGCGAACTCTTCAAAGTTGCCAGTCTTAACAGCAGCTCTCATCTGGGTTGCAGATATCCTTCCGAACTGGTCAGGTATTACTTCTTTTCTGACCTTGTTAGGGAATCTTTTCTGTATAGAATCAAAGTATCCTATGCCTTCAACTTCTTCTTGACCACCTGCAACATAGATTGGATCAACATCTCTATTCTTGTCCATAAAAGAAAAGATGTCTTTTATAGGAGTGGACTCTTTAGAAATTGATACACTAATTTTAGGATTTGGTTCTGCAGCCAAATACTCTTTCCATATATTGAGAGAGTCTTGAGGAGTAATACCAAACTTAGTAACGTTAGAAATAATAACATATACTTTATTAATATAAGGTTTAGATGCTAAGTATTTTGCAGCCTCAAAATGACCTTTATGTGGAGGCTTGAATTTACCAGGATAAAAGCAAGGTCCTACATCAGGTGATGCTTCTTTTAATAAGTCTTCTACGACCTGTCTACCTATTTTTTGTGCGTCTATCATGACTTGATGAATGATTTTGCTTTGTTAACAACACTAGAAATGTCTTGTGATTTTAATTGCAAAACCTGCTTCTCTATGTCTCCAAACTGGTCAGATAGAGTATCAATCTGCTTATCTACTAAAGCTTTAGACTTGGCTATCTCTTCAGGAGTTTTTTGTTTGGTAGGATCCTTTTTGAATGTAGACTTAAATTGTCCAGAAGATAAAAGCTGTTCAAAGAACTCTTTTAACTTACCAGACTTATAAGCCTGTTCAAAGTCACCTACCATCTTGTTTTCTTCATCAGAAAGGCCTGTTTGTACCAAATAGAATTGGTCTCCAAACATTTTCTTATATGTAGAAATGTTTTTATATACATTATTCCAACTAGAAAGAACTCCTACTGTTGGCACCTTTCTCTCTCTTTTGAAGTTACGAAGGAAGCTAACAATAGGATTAGTATATACCATGACCATCATTATATCATAGCCAGCATTTTTAATGCCAGTTATTCTATCAACGTTAGTTCCAGTGGTATCATACAAGAAGTTGTCTCCTGATTTTATGGCATTAGGAAGGTCTTGTTTGTCAATCTGGATAGAAGCCTTTGCCAGATTGTTATACATAGGACTGTCTTTGTCCTCTACATATTTATCTGCATTGAGTTCTGTCCAGCCTGATTTTTGTAGGTCTGGTTTGATCTGTCTTACAAAAGTAGATTTACCTGCTCCAGCACCTCCGGCCATTATAATAGCCTTCTTGCCAGACTCGGCTTCCAATAATAAGTCTAGTAGCTTTATCATACTACTAATAAATATTAATTACCCAGTTTAACGGTATTAGGAAGAGTAAGTAGTTCTATCTCTGCCTCTGGATGCATGATCTTATAGGTCTCGTACGTATGTAAGAACATATCAAAGTACTCATCGACAGTCTTTTTACCTTCAATTATTTCCCATCCTGCGCCTTGCATTTTTTTGCCACTTTTGTCTGGGCCTCGTTTTGTAGATTTGAGCCATATGATACCGTTACGATCCACTTTTTGGAGATATCTTTCTTCATAGGCTTTAGTGTAGGCTGACATTTGTAAGTAGTAGCTTTCATGAACTGAGTTTGATGTTTTAATATCTAATAACCATTTCTCTCCGTTTATATCAACTAGAAGGTCTAATGTTCCAGAGTACTTGTGAGTATCTGAATACATGAACTCTTCTGACAAAAGAAGTGTAGGTTTGTATGTGGTCCAAAAATCTGTAAAGCCAAGGATCATCTTCCATACGTGAGTATGATAGTTTACCTTACCATCTGGTTCGATCCATCGTATCTCCTCACCTCGTAAGAATTTTTCAACGGCGTTGTGGACTTGAGTTCCCTCATCGCCAGCGCGACGCATAACAATATCAGCATTATGCCCCATATCTTTAAGCCAAGTTTCAAAGAAGTGTCCCTTAGGGAAATAGCCAAGGATAGTAGTGACCGAAGGGTAAAAGACCCCAGGCGATCTTTGATAATATCTCGCATCATGTAAAGTGATTTGTCTAAGTTCAGGATCTGTTTCTACAATTCGTTTTAAGAACTTGTCTCGATAGACGTTCTTATGTTGCTCAATCATATTAGTTGTATTTTCTTGAGAAGTAGATCACTAAACGATAGTGGCTTCGCATGGTGTAGTAACTTAGTCATGTTTTCAAAACCAAGTTCAGAAGGATCTTTCCCTTCTAGTTCAATTAAATATACTTCCTTCCCATGATTGAGAAGGTTTTGTGAATAATCTAACGCTTCTTTCAAAGCATCTTTGTCTAATGCTAAATATATAGTTTTTACTTCAGACTCTACTAATTTTAACATGAGTGACTTAGGAATAGTCTTACCAAATAAAGGTACAGCATTTCTACGAATAGCAATCGCATCAAACATACCTTCACATAATATCACAGGAACAGACCAATTAATGAAGTACTCTAGTCCTATAATCTCTGTTTTATTGCAGCTTGGAGCATCGTATTTACGAGACGGATCCTTTTCAAATGATCTAGCAATGAAATAGTTTACATTGCCGTCTTTGTCATAGGATGGTACCACAATGCGATTCCTATACCTACCTGTCTTACAATAGCCTATATTATATTTGACTATGTCGTTTACAGATATACCTCTTTTCTTTAAGTATGTTAATGCGTGTCTAGTCTCTAGTGACTTATCTGGGTTTGCTAGAGATAAGAACTCTTGAGGTAGACTTACTTTGTCTGGTTTAATGGTATCAATCTTAGTATTGTCTCCTTGAAAGTAGTTCTTCATCTCGATGATTTTCTCTGTAGGAGCATCTATCTTCTTTAAGAGTGATACTGGTGTTTTACCTTTTGTAGGAGGGTGGCAAGTCCAACAATTGTATTGTCCTGACTTAATATTCACTATAAGCTTAGGATTATGATGCTTACATACTGGACAATAAAAAGCGTAGTCCATTGTTGTTTTAGAACCTTTGCCTTTACCCAGAACTGTTTCCAATAAACCTAGTACTAGTAATTCTTTATCCATTATCTAAATATAAGACAAAAAAACGACATAAAAAAATATTTATTAAAAAAAATTTTTCTGTTTCAATAATTTGTTGTATATTAGTTCCATACTAATGCTGTATACTCAGGCTCTATGCCATAGCTTGGTTAAATTCCATGAGTGAGTTTTAGAATGAGTAACCAATGCAGCTACCAGGAGCTAAGACTAAGCACAATGCTTCAGGTATATAAATATAATTGACAGATAAGTTTTAGAATAATATCGGCCATATCCGACGGTTTAGTCCGCTAAAGGGTTCTAAATATAAACTGCCAATGAGAAACAAAGTCAATCACACTATAAACAAAGGCGGAATACCTTTAAACTAGCCTATTGTATGAATCTAGAAGATATTGAAATAGATGAAAACAAAATAACCGAAGAGCAATTAGAAGCGCTATATATTTATTTGTCAATGACTTACGATACCATGAGTGAAGATGAAAAAAAAGTTTGGTATCACATAATGGAAAAAATAGATAAAGAATTTTATGAGCAAAATTAAATTGTTATTACTAGAAGGTTGTAGTAAGTGTCAAAAATTAAAAGAAGCTTTAGGTAAAAATTACATTCACTACGAATACGAAATTTGTAAGTCCGATACCATTATATGTGACTCTATTGAAGATTTAACAGGCTGTTCTAATTATCCTGTGGTATTAAAAATAATAAATAAATCTTTTATAGAAGAAGTGGCATATATAACGGACAAATATGAGGATGTTGGAAAAACATTACAATTAAATAATCGTGTAAGAGGAAAAGCATTTTACTCTATAGATAAATTGATAGAGTACGTAATAAATTTGTAAATTAACATAATGAAATATAAACAGTTAATATTAAGAAAGATTTTTGAATTAAACAATTTAGTAAATTCACAAAGAGCTTTAGTCTCTACTGCTAGATCTCAAGAAGAACTTCATGCTCAATTAGATAGAGTGAAAGCTAAACTTGAAGAGATAGAAGTGTTAATAAATAGTGAATCTGAATTTTAAAAAATAAGTTATGAAACAATTAAGTCCTGAACAGATTTTAGAGAATCTGAATAAGTTCTATTCTATTATCGATAAGTATATTACTGGAGATAGAAAGGATAAACTTATAGATTTGTATAAAGGTATTGAAGAGACTCTGGCTATATCTCCTGCCTCTACCCGTATTGGCCACCATAATTGCTTTGCTGGTGGTTATGTTGATCATGTCATTAGAGTTATTGAAGCATCTTTGGTATTTGAAAAGGTTTGGGATAGATTTGGCCAGAATAAAGACTATACTACTGAAGAATTAGTATTCTCTGCTATTAACCATGATTTGGGTAAATTAGGTACAAATGAACAACCTATGTACTTACCTAATGATTCTCAGTGGCATATTGAGAAACAAGGTATGTTATATAAGTACAATCCAAATATAACTCATATGAGAGTAGCAGATAGAAGCTTATTCTATTTACAGAAAGCTGGTATAGAAGTCTCAGAGAATGAGTTCTTAGCAATCAAGTTACATGATGGTCTTTATGAAGAGTCTAATAAAGCTTATTATATAACTCATAATAAAGATACAGAATTAAAATCAAATATAACCTATATACTTCACCAAGCTGATTTGATGGCTAGTAGGGTAGAAAATCAAATTAAATAATTATGACAACAATTATTGCATCTATATCCTTATGGGTATTTACCATACTAGGATATGTTATCTGGAACCTTTTCCAGAAAAATAAAAAGTTAGAACAAATGGTTTTGTCTCAACAATTTTTTATCAATGGAGTAAAAGATTGTATGAAAGATATTAATAAAACAGCAGATCAGATTGATGCCAAGATTTGGGTACAATCAGACCCTGAGTTCCTTTTATTAATGGAGTCGGTTAAAGAAATGCAGACAAAGATGAACCAATTCATAGAAGAATAATATGATAGAAGTATTAGGAACAGAGGAAGCAGTCTTGCTAACAAAGAAAGGTGAACCTAGGAAAAGAAAGCCTAAAGTAAAAAATAACTACTTTACATCTGATACTGAGGATGCTATTCTAAGATATAGGAATAGTAAAAGCTTGGCTGAAAGAAATAAGATATATAATCAGCACATACATTACGGATTTTATAAGCTAGTTGAAAATATTATCCATACCTTTAAGTTTTACTATACAGAAGTAGATAATATAGAGGATCTTAAGTACGAAGTAATCTCCTTTCTCCTCCAAAAACTAGACCTTTATGAGCAGTCTAAAGGTAAGGCTTATTCATACTTTGGTACTATTGCCAAAAGATATTTGATCATATATAATCAAAAGAATTATAAGAAGCTGGTATCTAAAGCCGAGATTGGTGACCAACAAGATGACGATGCCTTAGTTAATAGCCTAATAGTAAAAGAACCAGAGCCAGAGCTAGATAAGCTAGATGTGGTCGAGCTTTTTATCAAATACGTAGATGACAATCTCCTTGAATTATTCGAGAAAACAGATGAGATAAAGGTCGCTGACGCTATCCTTGAGATATTCAAGAAGAGGGAAAATATAGATATCTTCAATAAAAAGGCTGTCTTTATCTATGTAAAAGAGATGACAGACGCTCAGTCAAATACAATCACTAAGGTGATCAAAAGACTCAAAACTATATATAAGACTATCCTTAATCAGTATCTTGAAAACAATGACTATTAATATTTATTCTAAAAAGTCATGGAACTTGACAAGGAAATATTTAAAGGGAAAACAGTTGCTGACCTAGTTGAAGAGGTCTATAATAAACATAAGAATCAAGATTCTACCATAAAACAGGAGATCATGAGACTTGCCGATATGATTGAGACTCCTGGTGATGCTATTGTAATTGTGCCACTTTTGAAAGGGTTTATGGACTCTAGTCTAAAAAACGACGAGGTTCTTATGAAACTTTTGGCCTTATTCCAAAAAGCTTCGGCAGAAGCCAAGAAAGGAGAGGCTGAAGATTCTGGTGTATTGACAGAAAAGGATATTGCCCAGTTGTTCAGTGAGGTTTCGAATATTAAGACAAAAGATCCTAAACAACTACCTAGTGCATAATGGCATACGAATTAATAACTCCCATTAATGCAGCAGTTGGCCAATTACATGGTCAATACTTTATTATTGGTAGAGTTAAGAAAGTAGTCATGGGTCCTTTTATAGGAAACACCAACAAACCTGATCCTGACTATACCAATCCTGGGGATATAGGTAAAATTAAATACGAGTTACTTTATTCCCCTCTTGCCACTTCTAAGGCTAATGAAGTATCTGAACCCGCCTTTCCTATTTTCTCTTTTATTAAGCAGTATCCTGTAGTAAATGAGATAGTATTAATATTAGGTGGACCTACCGAAAGATTAAACGATAGTTCTCAGAATCAACAATTTTTTTATCTTCCTCCTTATTCTATATGGAATAGTTCTAATCATAATGCTTTTCCTAACATGTATGAATGGCAAGACTTTCTAGCCAACTATTCAAATAAGCCAGGATATCAAGGAAATGCTACAGACATCCCTAAACTTCCTTTAGGCGCTACATTTAGTGAAAAAGAAACTGTTAGAAACTTACAACCGTTTGAAGGAGATAGTATTATCCAATCTAGATTTGGACAATCTATAAGATTTGGTAGCACTGTTCCTGTAATGAAAAAGTTTAATACCTGGTCTACTTCTGGTGAAAATGGTGATCCTATAACTATTATCTTGAATAGTCAAGGTAAAAGAGCTGGATTAGGTAAATTAGATAATCTAGTAGAAGATATAAATAAAGACGGTTCTGCAATATACTTAACATCTACTCAAGAAATAGTTATAGAAGACTTAAATAGTTTTCCACTAGCTTCTTTTGGTGTAAGTATAAATCCACAAACTCAAGATGTTGTAGAAGTTCAAAGACCTCCTGTTTCGAATGAGTTTACTTCTGCTCAATTGCAAGACCAAAATAGTATAGGATGACGTTTGAACCGAAGTTTCCATATAAAGGTAATCAACTAATACTATCTTCTGATAGAGTATTATTGCATTCAAAATCTGATGCTATATTCCTTTTTGGTAAGCAAGCTGTCTCTTTATCTTCTACTAAGACTATTAATCTAGACGCATTTGATAAGGTTTTAATAGATTGTAAAATAATAGAATTAGGATCTAAAGCTCAAACATTAGGCCAACCAGTTGTTTTAGGTAGAAACTTAAATACTCAACTTACTGTATTATTGACTAATTTGGCTAATGCTGGAACTTTAATGGCGCAAGCTTCTGAAACAGATTTAGGTGCTAGTATGCAATTATTAGCTAATGCAGGGCAGATAATAAATGAAGAAGCATCTAGATTAGTACAAGTATTGAATAGCGGAACTATATTATCTAAAAACACATTCACAAGATAATATGATACCAGTAATTAATCCAAATATAGCAAGCACAATAAACAAAGTAGCTAACGATCCTAAAGTTAAAGCTGGATTTGTTAATTTAGGAAATAATAAATTAAATATAAATACTACTACAGCAAAAGGTTTAGAAAAAGCGATTGGAGTTATTGCTAGGTTTATAATGAAGGCTCAAGCAAAAACTAATGGTATCTTCTATGGAGAGTTTAAACTAAAGCAAGAAGAAGGAAATCCTGTTCAAAGAGCTTTAGATAGAGGTATAGATAATTTATTAACTGACTTTGCTAGTGTTGACTTTTGTAATCTTCTTAACTACGCGCTATCTCAAATACCTGGAGGAAAGCCTTTCAATCCAAAAGATGATCCTCCTTCTGATCCTATATCAAAAGCTAAATATAATCTACAAAATACAGCTTTTAAAGTACAAACTAAAATAGATCAATACTATGCCAGTTATGGTGATGCTAGTAATCCAGAAAGTAAATTAGGATTATCAACATTAATAAGACAGATAAATGATCTATTTTCTTCTGTACTTTCTCCTGATACAGGCATAAACGATCCATATCTTTTACAAACTTTTCCTCAGCTTTCAACTGCTAGTAATTTTTTACAAAATGCTTTTAGTTTATTTGGCCAGTATAATGATGTTAGAGATATCCCTAATAATGATGTTATAAAAATATTAAATACAATAGATAAAGTAAAATATTATTGTATAGCTATTCAAGGATTAAATACTCCTGCATCATTTGTTAACTTTGCAGATTCTGTATTAGATGGAAAAGTTCAAGAAGAGATTGCTAAAATAAGTAAGCTAGTTCCTCTTAAAGACATATCTAAAGTACTTAAAGCTATATTAAAAGTAGCAAATAATATAAATTCTGTAGGACAAAATTCTATAAAATATATTAATACTGCAAGGACTATAATAAAGATTGCTGTATTAATAATAAAAGTATTTAATGTAGTCAAAGCATTTATAATAGCTTTAGGTATACCCAATCAATTTACTACTGTTGGAGTAACAACTAAATTTTCAGATACGTACCAACAAAAATTAACAGAGTTAGGACAAAAAAAATTAATAAAGAGGCTTAATCAAATAAATGCCGTATTAAATTTAATGACTATATTTGTTACTAGTTTAGTAGCTGGTATGGGTAGTATTATAGGAAAGCTAAACTTAGTATTGCTTAATATAGAAAATTGTAACAACGTAGATCCAGAATTAAAACAAGATCTTATTGATACTATAACTAATCTGACTAATACTGCAAATACACTGCAAGACTTTTTAGATAAATCTAGCCAAGCTACAGAGAGTAAAAATAAAAGATTCGGAGAATATACAATAGAAATAGTAACAGAACAAATTACTGATGAAGGAATTGCTATTAAAAGAAGATATGGTATAGCAAGAAATAGTAGCGGATATATTGTTGTAGAATCTACTCCTACCTTTGCTTCTCTAGATCTTATCATAATAAATGAAGTAAAGGTTCTTTTGGTATCAAAAGGATTGGTTAGTGCAAATGTAGGAAGTTTATCTTCTGAGGATGAAGTGACAATTATAGATTCCCTTCAGTATTTGGAAAATGATGATCTTAATATAGATAATATTTCTCTTAATGAACAAGATATTGAACAATTTAAACAGCAAGATCAGGAATTAGGTTTGTCTACATTTGTAGATAATCTTCCTGGTGGTAAAGCACTTCGTAGGAAAGTAAGGTCTTTATTGACTAAACAGTCTCAACAATTAAAGACCAATCTATCAAATACAGACCCTCAAGGAAGGTATTCTAATTCTATATCTGGAGTATCATCCTTTACAGGTGGTTTTGTAGGGTCTCAAACCAGTTCTAATCAGGAAGAAATAACTCGTTTAGAAAAAGAAAAACAAAAATTACAGACTAGTTTAATATCATCAGCAACTAATCCTATACTTTTAGCTAGTACAATAAAGAAAATAAAGGATATAGACAGTCAAATTAAACAACTTAAAAATGGCTAAAAATAATATTTATAAGATATGGCACAAATAGATGCACTTAGAAAATTAATAAGAGAAGAGCTTAGGGCTGTTCTTAAGGAAGAACTTCCAAAGATATTAAAGGAAGTTAAATCTCCTGTTATGGTAGACCAAAAGAAAAGTCTCCAAGAACAGGTTAAATCAAAAATCCCAGGCACATTAAATACTTCTGCACCAAAACCTATTAAGTTCGCTGGAAACAATC